GTGCCGTGCTGCCAGTATCTTGGTTCCGGCATCACGATCCTGTGCCCATAGGGTGGCTCCCGTGTGAACACCGTTCGTTCGTGTAAAGGCTCCACCGCTCCAAGGCATTATCTTATCTCCTCTTGCCGCTCAATGGTTGGCTGTGTGATTGTGAGGCGCAGAGGCTCACTTTCTTCTTCATCGTCATCGTCTACATAACGGCTTCCGGCACTCGCAAGCCAAGCATTTAATTTGGCATTAGTTTTTGCTGCTCCAGCTTGAGTATTAAAATCACCCCGAAGCAAAGTTATAAATAAATCCTCGTCCGTAATGGCGTCTCGGATTAAGGCTTCTGCTTTGTCGTTAGTAACCCTATCAAGAAATTTGTTGACTCTGTTAGAGAAGAAACTGGCTGTTTTCAAGCTGGCTCCGCTCGTCCCAGCGCCAGCCTTGGCCCCTGCTCTTGCTCCAACCACAGTTCCAAAATATTTTAACAACGTATTTGGAGCATCCGAAATTATCCCGCCAATGCTTTCGGCGTCAGGAGACCGTTCCATCAAGGATAAATCCCTAGCAATAATGCTAAGTCTTTCTCGTTCCGTTTCAGTAAGCAATTTGCTTGCAACTTGCGATACTTTTTTAGTCTCCAATGCAGAAATTAACCTAGACCCTGATAGAACTGGTTCAAAAATTTGATCGTCATTTAAGGCAGAAAGGCTACTTTTATCCAATAAATAATCAATAAAGCCGCCCTTTAGCCCTAACGATGCCTCGCCAGTTTTATCTTTTGACGCTTGTAGAGCTAACTGCTGGGCAGACTCTAACGGGTTTGACGATTTTATAATTTGGTCAATTTCCTGCCCAACATTCGCCTTTAGAAGTGCTGCTGCCTTAGACGTAGCTGGTGATTCCAGCGCCGTCGTTCTAGCCGCTGTTGATGCGCCCAATCCTTTCAAGGCCGTAGCCGCCTCTAAAGAGTCGATAATATCCTGCTTCAAATCAGGGTATTGCGTCAGCGTTTCTTGGTTTGACCTCAAGAAAGTCTTGGCCCTGTCAGCATCAACCGCGCCATCCCTTACTACAGCGTCCACAAACTTCTGCCGAAAAAACTCTTGAATAGCGCCTTGTGTCTTTTCTGGAGCTTCCTCAGTTGCTTTGGCAAGCTGTCTTGCTGCAACCGAAGCTGGTCTATCGCCGCCTCTAAACGCAACATCCAGAGTAAGCTCTGGGTCCACCGATGAGCCGCCCTCTCCGGCATAACCTAGTATTCTGCCAACCTTGCCCCGATGGAATTTTTCATTCAACAATCTTGAATAGGCTCTTGCCTCTGTTATGGACTGCCCACTACGAGTTACTGAATTTGCGCCAGCGCCCATGTCTTCCAAAAGCGCATCCGCTAAATCATCTGAAATTCTAGCTTTGTTCCATTCCCCAGCGCCCCTTGCTGTCCTTGATCCCTCGCGCAATGCGCTGTAAAGGCCGTGTAACTCTTTAATTGTTTCAACTTCTCCAAACTTTGAATTTGATTCGGGATCAAGGAATTGACGCGCTTTGTCTGGAATATTGTCCATCTGGGCGCGGGACAAATCATCTACTATATCAGCGTATTTTTGAAATGTTTCCTTCGTACTGAAAAGATTTTGGTCTGCGACGTTTCTCCAAAATTCCTTTTCTTGATCTCTGGCCGACTTTAATGCTCCCTCAACTTCTTCCCGTACAATCTGCGAAGACCTAGCTGCCCTGTTTACAGGAGACAAGGCCGCCACACGCTGCTTTGAAAGCGTAGCTGCTTGTTTTATCCTAGAATCAAGAGCGGCAATAATACGATCAACGCGAGAGCTAAGAAATTGCCTTGTGGTGGCGATTTCGCCCCCTCCCCCTATGTCCTCTATTTCTTTTCGTAGGTTTTTAGTGGTTTGAGTGCGTTCCTTGCGGAATTGGCCTCGTAACTTGGCGTCTGTTTTCAGAACCTCTCTTTCTAGTGCCAGTAGCCCCCTATCGCCTGTTCTTGCGGCGGGGGATAACCCATCGTCCCTTCCCATACGGGAGGCAGCAATCCCTGGATTTTCAGCTAATTCCCTGACGCGCCTGGAGGCTCTAGCCCTAGCTCCAGATTTTGTAAACGGAACAGCCGCCGCTCTACCAAGCCGTTCAGTTGTGCGCACACCCATCGCTACGCCGGGTGTGATACGAGCGACAGCGCCAACAATAGTCGGGCCATACCCAATGCCGAGACCAAAAGCTAATTCAGTTACTGTCTGAGCCGTGGGATTATTTGGAAAGTTTTTTTCGCCCACCATGCGCCCAGCCCCCGCGCCGGAAGCGGCAAACAATTCAGTAACCCCAGCCAAAAATGGAGAATTTCTAATCGATTCCGAAACCGTTTTCCCTACGCGACTCAAAAGCGGCCTTGCAGATTTTTCCGCAAGCCGTGCCAAGCCCCCACCGGGGATCATAAAAGTTGCAGCTTCACCTATAGAACGCCCCATATAATCAGAAAGTGTCTGTGGTTGCTGCACCTCTGTACGAGTCATTGCGTAATCTGGCCCCGGCATTGGAACCTGAGTTTGAACTGGCAGAGTTATGCCTAATTTACGCATCCCTTGGGCTATGCTTTCGTACCCACCAATCGGCAAATTAAGCCCAAAGGCCGTATCGCCTTTCTCGCCCCCTCGTCCTCCAAGCAAAACATTTGCAAGATCAACTGGATACCCAACACCACGGGCAATCGCCTCGTTCATAAAAGAAGGATTCTGTGTGCGTTCGGCGGCTCTAGAAGCATCAAGTATCGCTTGCTCATCAGGATTAATAGAGCCACGATTTTCAAGCTCCGCTAGTGCATCTAATCGACGACTCGATACCGCTGGCGCTGCTGGCTGTGCAGGTGTCGGCGTACCCTGTGCTGCACGAAGGGCCTCAAGCTGATCTTCTTCGCTGGGAGTCAGTGACCCGCGCCTTGCCAGTTCCGCGAACGCTTCAAGTTTAGTTACCATAGCGATACCTATTTTATTTTTCGCAATTCTTCGACACTCATCTCTTCAACACTCTTTGGAACAGCCAGTTTACGAAGGAAATCTTCGATAGCCCTTGCAGATTGTGCTGCCGCTTGGCGCACGGCCGCTGGCAAACTTTTGTCCTTTGAATTTCTTTTTTCTTCTACTAATTTCCCCGATAGGTAAGCATTTGCGCCTTCTAGGCGTCGCAACAACGCGTCAGTTCCCACTAAAATACTGGGATCAATATCTAATCTTTTGCCTAGTTCAAGTTGTTCCCCCTCAGAATATCTTGGGTTTCTTGCTAAAGATATTTTTAGATCTTTAACAGCTAAACTATATTCCGTTCTAAGTGCGAGTTGGTCCCTATCTGCAATCATTCCTTCCAACCCAGGAATTTGACTTAGAAGCCCTTCGCCAAGAATTTGCCCCGCCGCAACAACCCCAGTGATATCTGGCCCCTTCACCATCCTTGGATACAACCCTTGTGGTGCTGGCTTGCCATCCGCAGCTTTTGAAGCTGGCTCTTTTTCTTTAAGCGGAATAATTTCTTCTGTAGCAAGATTTACTAAGGTTATTACGCCCGTATCCGGGTCGCGGGATATTATTAATCTTCCATAAGCTATGTTTCCCGCCTGTTTTTCAGTTAAGTTGTGAGTCCTCATTAAAGACTCTAAATCTGCTTCCCATTGTTTCGGGCTAGCTCCCGCTCTTGTAGCAGCAGATTTTGTTGCAGCAGCAGCTTTCTTTCTTATATCCGCTAATTCGTCCTTCGGACGGACAAGCGCATTTAATTGGGCAGCTAACGCCATGTCAGGATTTTCCTGACCTAGAACACTGGATAGCTCTCTGTCTATATCCCGTTCCAGCCCCGCCTGAGTCAGCTTATCTTCCTGCGCCTTGGCAGCAGCCACAGCCGTTTGATATCCCCCTGCAATACCTCCGGCTTTCTCAAACACACCAGCCGGAAGAGGCTCTATGGCCCTTTGTGAGCCATCGTTCCCGATAGAATACTGGGTCCGCATCATGGCCCCCGGCCCCGGCTCTTGCATTTGCGTTTGAATAAGCTGATCCGGCCTAGCACTTCCCACTTTCAGCAACTGAGCCATAACTTGAGCCTGTGCCGCCCTCTGCTCCGCTTCCCGTTGATCTGCGGATGATGACGCCATCCTGCCCCCGAGAGCCGCTGCAAGACGTTGCGCTGCCTCACCCCAAGGACTGAAGCCATAAAGATTCGTGCCCGGCGGTGGCGCGATAGGCTTCAACGATGCTTGCGTAAAAGTATCAGCAAATCTTCTCCCCCTTTTTATGCTCGGATCAGGGCGGAACATTCCCGAATAATCTACCATCAGCCTCGCCCTCCCAGACTCGCGGCCAGCAACGTCGTCGGTATGCCAAGCGCCGTGGCCTGTCTCTGCTGTTGGCCTTGGAACCTAGCATTCCTGTCGGCCTGTTGCGCTGCCGCCAAAGCGCCAAGATCAGCCGGAGGTGGCCCCGCCACAGGGGCAAGTGAACCCGGCCCTTGCGCTGCTGCCTGACTGAATGGAGTCGTCCCCGTCATCATCGCTGCTAATTCACTCATGGGCTGTTGGCGATCACGAAGGCGTTCCGCTATCGCCCTGTCTCTAGCCTGTTGCGCGAGTGCATACTGGTTCTGGGCTTCTGTGATTTGCTGCCCCCTCTGGCCCGTCGCTACATCGAACTCAGTGCCCAGTTCCTGTAGCTGCTGCCCACGGCCCTGCAATATGTTGCCGAGTATGTTGGATTGCAGCGTCTGGCCTTGGAATACGGATTGGCTTGCCAGATCGGCCAATTGATCATTCTTCTGCTCGCGGAACAGTCGAAGTTCCTGATTGTAAGCATCGGAACCCTCTGGGATGCCAGAGGTGATCAACTGCGTCCGCAAGGCCGTCTCCGCCCTATCGAACTGCGGGTTCAGACGCGCAGTGGCCCTGTTGAAGAAGTTATCCGCCGCACCCGTCGTGTAGGTGTTGAGATCAGAGTATCCCGGCAGTTGATAGCTCGCACCGGCTGTTGAATACGTTGGCTGTTCGCCAAATTGATCGTAGGTAAACGGCGCTGGCTCCCCCGGTAACCCTGCTGTAGTGAAGGCTCCTCTGTCGATCTGCCCAAGACGCTGTTCTGCCAAACCCTGTAAGCCGCCTCGCAGCCCTGCTTCCTGTACCCGCAAGTCTTCATAGGGCTGCGCTAGGTTGTAAGTCTGTAGATATTTATCTGGCGCAGTCTCCCGAAATGTCGTGGTGCTGTACGGCGTAACAAGATCAGGACGTGACAGAGCCGTTTGGCGGCGTGCGGCTTCTTCATCCAAACCCCGTTGATCTTGCTGTAACTGCCCAAAATTTATGGGAGGTGGCGGTTCAGGGCTGCTGAACAAGTCTTTAATGAAGCCCATAACCTAGCTCCTTTCTTAAAAGCACCGCTGTTCGTTTATAGTCAGGCAATTCACGCTCCCAACCGGGGCGTCCGATAATCTCTACAAACCGGAAGTTCCGCGCCTTGGCAAAGTCGCAGATTTCTTCTTCTATCTTTTTAAGCTCCAATAGATTGCCACCGGCCAGTCCAATCCTCAAGGAATCTCCAAAGGCACACGTTACAGCAGCAGATTCCAAACCTTCAAAAAGCGTAAATTCACCTTCATCCAAACCCTGCTGGACTTCTTCCCGATTAACACACTCGAACCCTTCTGTAGCGGGTTCCAGCAAATCCCAAATGTAATCACTCATCATAGGCCGACACCGATTTCATAACGGACATCCGTTGCCAGCCACCTCACGGACTGCTGGGTAGTGCTAGTTCGCACACGCACGGCGGCGTTCCAGCCAATGTCGGCAACACTGAACCACGCCTGCTGGGTTGTTATGGGACTGCCCCACGTTGCAGCATCCCACGTTGCTGTATCCCAAGCCGAAGCAATACTGGATGTCGTGCTGGGCGTGAATGTGGTTGTGCCATCTCTGAAGTCCGTATCAAATCCGATGCTTACCTCCAGATCAGCGTCACTCGCCATAACGGGACGGATTGCTGTGTACCGTTTGGGGCCACTTCTGCCGCCAAAATATATGAAGGCCGTCTTGGCAACTGCTTCTATGGCAGAGCCAGCGTCATCCGTACCGCTATCCGCCTTATGAACCTTGGTGTCACCGCCAAAATATAGATCGCTATTGTAAACCGCCCAGACGTAAGCGTTTTGATTGGTAAATCTAGCCCACGATCCCGTATCCAGATTGACCACATACTGGATGAAATTTCCATCTGTAGAACTGGGGACGTTCACTGCTGCGTATCCCCCCTTGGGATAGACAACTCCCTGCCACCCGAATCTATCCTTGAAGGTGACAACCGAGTCGTTGTAGCTGTTACTGATCTTGTCGCTGATAGCGCGATTGGGGGCAGCTTCACCAGTGCCCAGAACCTGCGTCATGGGCAATAGGCCGTTCTCTGTTACCAGATAGCAATCAGAACCCACTTTAAGCATACACCGACGCCCTATGGGACGCCCTACCGTGTAAACACCTACAAGGCTCCACTTCGTGGCGTCAGACGGATCAGTGCCGCTGTACATGGCGATCTCGCCCTGATCCGTATAGAACAGAATATTGTCGTCCGGGCCTGAACCGCCGTCGCGTGTCCATGTGCTGATCGCCATGATCTTGCCGCCCTTGCTGAACACGCTGCCCAGATTGACGGATGCAACCGTTCCGGCCACGCTGTTCACCGGCAAATAGCCGTATGTCAGGCTGTTCGTCAGGACAAAGAACAACCGCTCCTTGTAGACTTCAACATTGATAACATTGGCAGCGGTTATGCTACCGAGTGTCGGCGTGGCCCATGCGGAACCGTTCCAGTGACGCGGCGCATCCTCCCCATTGCAGATAAACAGAAACGATCCACCAGAAGTTGTCATATTCACCCACTGGAACTGGGCGTTGGACAGGCTGGTGATGACAGCAGAGCCGACTGAACCGGCACTGGTTACGTCGTAGACAGCAGCGCCGCTTGCAGCGAACATCGTGCTTGTCGTGCCGCTGGCGTAAACCATCAAGCTCTGAACGGTGGACGGCAGTCCGGTGACATGATCGTCGTAACCGTTACGCACCTGAACATGGGAACGGGCCGGGAAGAAGTTATCCAGCCGGATGGCGTCGGTTTCCGGCAACAGATCGACAGAATCACGAGTGTTCAAGCCGCCAATAGGCGATGGCACTGCGTTGCTCTGGGCTGTCATGGCGACGGGAGAAGTAGCCATTACGCTAATCCTACCCGTTCTCGGCCAAACTTCTCATTAGCCAGTATCCTAGCCAGAATCTCCGGAGGAATATCCGGAGGAATATCTGCAAATTGCCTTTCCGTACTATCGGAAACAAATGGCTCCGTTATAGGCGCAGGTTGCGGTGGAACATATACCTCCTGATTCCCCCCTGTCTGGGGGCCTTGGAAGGTGCCAACTGGCGTTTCGCCTTGAGAAAGGACATCTCCTATAGAAA